GATGCCGTGTTGGCCCCAGCGCACGTCAATGAAGCCCATCACCGGCACAGGCACGCCCTCGATGCGCTTGTCTACTCTCACCTGGATGCCGTCAGGGATGCCATACTTCCGCAGCTCTGGGATGGCGACGGCCACAATGCCAGGGATGGCATCACGCTCCTTCTGGCGCTTGGGGTCACCAGAGAGAGCCGCCAGCTTGTCGAACTCGGCCAGGGCCAGGGCTTGGCAGTCCTTGATGTCTGCGGTGGGGTTGAGGAGGCCATGGACGATGCCGGCCTCTGCTGCCGTGCCCCGGTGGGCGGCGCAGCCTACTCCACCGCGTTTCTTGAGCAATTTTTCCATGACGAAAAGCGCCGGCTGGGCGGCGAACAAGTTAAGGCTGGAGGGCGACAGGTGGGCGATGCCGTGCTGCTGGAAGGCGTTCATTGGTCGTTTCCTTTAGCCTCTGGGGGCATGAAGTCATTTGCTTGGACAAAGCCGCCAGTGGCTGCGTGGATTAACAGGATGGAAGCCCAGGATGGGCGCTTCTTACCACTGAGCCAGTCATGAACGGCAGGCACTGACACGCCGATTTCTTGAGCCAGGGCGGTCAGGCTTAGGCCTTTGAGGAACTTATATTCTGCGAGCTTCATAAGTTCGTTATCCTCCAGCCGCCGGGTTCACACAACGCGAAAAACCGCGCCCCTCTAAAAATAATTCGCTAAAAGCGAAGAAAGGGGCTTCCCACCGATTTCATGCCATGCATACTGCGTCTCGTTGAAACCTTCTGGAGATCACGATTATGAATATTCAGCCCACCAACGAGTTCCCCGCCGCTTTCCGCAGCAACCAGCAGGCCGCTGAACTGGCCGCCTGGGGCACCAGCATTACCCGCTCCTGGGATGCCGCTTGTGAGGTCATCGATGACAACAACGAGCGCCAGTGCGAGGCCATCTTGGCCCTTCAGCGCGCCTTTGACACCCTGGTTCAGTACGCTGACGTGCTGAACGGCGATTTCCTATCTGGCCGCGATTTGCTGGCTCAGATCACTGACATGGCCAGCGACATGGCCGGCAATGTTATCCGCAACGCAGAATAAGGAAATACCAATGTTATCCACTCCCCGTGCCGAGCTTCTCCTCGGTTTGCCTGTCACAGAAAGCCGGTGGCAGACTGTCGTGACGATCACGCCTGACAAGGCCAGGGTCATCCTTAATGTCCAACCAAACCAGCGCCCCATTAACGCCGTTAATTTGGAGAAGATCAAACAGGATCTGCTTAAAGGCAAATTTATTCGCACTCACCAAGGCATCGCTTTTGATACTGAGGGACTTTTGTCTGATGGGCAGCACCGTCTTTTGGCATGCGCCGAAACTGGTGTACCAATTGAAGTTGTGGCTAATTTCAATGAGCCGCGCGAACTTTTCCCGTTTTATGATCAGGGCCACGCTCGTCGCTTGAGCGCGACATTGCTGCTTTCTGGTCACATAAAAAATAAGGGTATTGCCCATTCTGTTGCCGCCGCGTTGGGTTTTCTGTGGCAATATGACCAGGGCAGGCACCCTCTTGGGATGTTTAGAAAAAACTTTGATTTTGACACTGCTTGTTCTGTTTTAGCGCAGCATCCAATGCTTCCAATTATGGTTGAGCGCGCAAAAAACCATCGAAAAGTGCCGTTTTCGCTCGCTCCTTCTGCTGCAATGTTTACGTTAATGTATGAGGGAAACAGCGAAAAGGCATTAATTTTTATTGAGCAGTGTTTAACTGGAGAGCGCTTAAGCAAAGGAGATCCCGCATATACCGTCCGAGAATCTATTTTAGGGTCTATTAATCAAGATCCTGATGAACGGTCGTATAAATTGGCTCGTGCATGGAATGCTTTCTATGAAGATAGAAAATTATTGCATGTTTACGGCTCAAAAAGCGGCAAAGCGTCTTCTGTAATTCGCACTCGTGATGTTTTTCCAGATATTGCTGGTTATGTTCGGCCAGTCAAAGCTGTTGAGGATATTGAACCGAACAGTGTGACGCCATGAACAACTGGCCCAACCCCGACAAGCCCGGCTACCCGGTGGACCCTGAGACTGATGGCTGGCACTGGCTAGAGAACGCTAAGGGCGTGCCATGGCCATGGGTTTGGTGTGCAAAATATTGCGAATGGGAAAACGGGGAGTTTGTCATGACGCCGGAAGTTTTGGCGCTTCACAAATACCTTGGCCCCGCCCTCACGCCAGCCGAAGTGGAGGATATCGTGCATACGATTGGCATGGCGGCAGCGGAAGCCATGAATAAGATTTTGGCCGCTATGCAGATTGCTGAAGGGGAGACAAAGCATTGAACACCATGCGATCAATCCCCGACATGATCACTGGCCTGCGCGCCCTGGCGAACAGCCCAGAGGCCCTCATCAGCCATGCGGCGCTGCTGGACGACGCGGCCAATTACATCGAAGGTGCCACCAGCAGCTTGCGCGAGCATATGCAGATGCTGACAGAGATGCGGGTGAGGCTCGAGCAGGTGCGCCCGTTGATGGAGGATGCTGCCAGTAAGCTGGAAGATTTGATTATTGAGTTTGTACCCATTGCCAAGGAAAGGCGTCGTATTAACCAAGAAATGGAATTGACGAACGCCATCCGCGCCATGCTGCGCTGGTGGGAGCCGGGAACAACGGAGCCTGTCAGCATTAGCCACTGGGGGGTCATTGAGTGATCACTCAACTCAACCCGCCAATGCCGTTAGTGACGCCAAAGGGGAAAGGTCTGGCCCATCTGGTGATTGATGATGGGATCGAACACGATCTTCTTTGGGTGGTTTTTCAATCTGACGGAGGGGAATGCTGGTGCTGGCGCAATCAAGATGTTCGCGCTGAACCGAACATTACGATTGGCCGAAAGTCCGGGGAGCCAAAGAAATGAAACCAAAGCCGCGCCCCCCCATCACGCAAGAGGAACGTGATGCCATGCGCCAGCGCAGGCTGGAGGGGAAATCTCTCGAGGAGATCGCGCTGGAATTTTCTTGCTCGCGCGCATCGGCGCAAAAGACTTGCGCGAACTTGGTCGAAAGGACGTTCCAAGTTGGAAAACCAATCAGCCAGGAGAAGATTGATCAAATCATAGCCTACCGGAAGGAAGGCCGCACTCAGCCTGACATCGCTAGGATGGTGGGCGTCAGTCCAAACGTGGTGACAAAGTATACACCGCCCGAACTGAAGATCTGCCGCCCTAGGGGTGGCGAGAAGCGCCAGCGTGTGCGCTGGTCGCCAGAAAGGCCAGTAGGAGCAATTGGTCAGGCCCGGTGGGATAAGGCCGAAACTAAGAAGCTGTGCGACATGCTGAAGGAAGGCAGCGCGCTGCGTGAGATCGCAATCAAATTAAAGCGGTCATACGTCAGCGTGAAGGACAAGGTAGGCCGGATGGCCAAGGCCACGAAAGTTCTTATCCCAGAAGTGCCGAAGATTGAATTTGAGGAAAAACCAAGATTCGTCATGGCGAAGTGCCTAAAGTGCTTGAAGCAATTTGAGAGCTATGATCCACGTAAGAACCGTATTTGTGCCCGGTGCAAAAGCAATGAAGGATGGTCGTAATGGCTGATAATATTGGGCTCACGGCGGGGCCCGTGATTTCTACGAATGTGGAGGCTCATGCGCTGAATGAGATAAGTTTCACGTGGAAGATCGTGGCCGTCTGCCACCGCCGGTACATGATTTGGAAGTGGTTCATGGATGTCAATGACGTTATCAAAGTTCGGCCTGCAGTGGATGACGGCAGCATCATCATGGTGCAGCGCAGAGATCCTGAGGTGACAGTTTTACTGGCCAAGTGGGCGAAGTTCCAATGATCATCTGCGGTATTGATCCAGGCCTGAGTGGCGCTATCGCCTGGATCAGCAACGAAGGCGATGCGCTGATCTGCATCGAGGACATGCCGGTCATTAACGTGAACGGCAAAAACAAGGTGAACGCCGCCGCCCTGGCCAAGATCTTGAAGGACCGCTGGGCCGATCTGGTGGTGGTGGAGGAGGTTGGTGCCATGCCCGGCAACGGGGGCGTCAGTATGTTCAATTTTGGGTACTCAGCAGGCATTCTGGAGGGCGTGTGTGCCGCCCTCCAGGTGCCGCTAAGGATGGTGCGCCCAGCCGTCTGGAAGCGTCAGGCGGGCGTCCCTGCTGATAAGGGGGCATGCCGCATGATGGCCCAGCGCTACTGGCCTGGGGCGAACTATTTTGGCCGGGTGAAGGATGACGGTAGGGCAGACGCTGCGCTCTTAGCGAAGTGGGGGATCAATCATGTGTGATGCGGCCTTGCTGGCAAAATGGGGAATTAGCCACTCATAATTTTTTTGAAAAAAGGTGTTGACGTTCATTGCACGGTGCGACAATATCCTTTTGTCAACATCATTTGGAGATCAGGACCATGACCGACAAGGAACGCGCCAAGAAGCTCTTTGGCAATGCCATCAGCCTCCACGGCTCCGACAGCTACGAATATCACCACTACCGCGATGAGCCCTTCGTGTTTGAGCGCGAGATGGAAGAGCGCGCCAAAACTTGGCCCGGCGTCATTGAGGCTTCTGAAAAGCTGAACCAGCTTATCGATGAATGCTCTTGGAAGCGCATCCCGAACAAGGGCATTCAGGATGAGATCCTGCGCGAAATGGATAGCCTGACCCAGTACATTGATCGGGCATACTACCTTGCATAAGCCCTTACTCACCCCAGGCTCTCAGGTGCCCTATGTGGCACCTGAGTGGATTGATGCAAACTGCCCGCCGGCAGTGTTACGCGGCAGGCTCAAGGCCAATTTGGAGATAGCCCAGCAGGCTGGGCCTGATAGCCTAGAGCGCTTCAATTGCCTGAAGCGTGTGGCTCATTTGGAGAACCTGCTTCAGATTAAAGTTTGAGCAAAATGCTCCATCTCAATCACACGGTTAGTCCAGCCGGTTCCAAACACCTTGAAGGTCGGAAGATCTTCAAGGAAATCCATTCTCTCATTCTGATACATGGCGATGCAGGTCTTAGGCCCGTAGTAGGCCCACCAGCTTGCTACAGCGGCCAGGGTCTTGGGGCCGACATCACCGTCCGGCTTGGCCCCCACAAGCTCCTGTAGCGCCCTCACAGCGCGCCCTGGGCCACTGTTTACGGCCCAGTCAAACACGCAGGCATCTAGGCCGCTGGGTAGCTCATCACACTCGCACCTGTCCCAGTAGTTCCGGCAGTAGATTGCCAGGAGATGCTCATCAGGGATGAGCTTAAGCTCCTCCACAGTGGCCTGCCGCCCCAGGTGGGCGCTGTACGTCTTCAACGTCACGCCCTTCATCGTGGCCCCGCCAGGGTCGAGGGGGTGGTTTGAGAAACCACCCTCTGCCGCCAGGGTTTTGCGGAAGGCCTTAGCGAAGTTTTCGTTCATCAGCCTCGAGCCTCGAGAGCATCAACCTTGGCCTTCAACTCGTTTACCGCGTTCACCAGGAGGGCAACCACGGCATGGTAGTTGAGGGCCATCAGCCCCTCGCCATCAGGGTCGCTGGCCGGCGCAGGCCCTGCGATACTCACGGCCTCAGGCAGCACGGCAGCAACATCCTGCGCTAGGAGGCCAGCGCCAATGATCGGTGCGCCGTCCATCTGGGTGATGTCGTTTCGGGTGTAGGTCAGGCCTGTTAGCCGGGCGACCCTGCCGAGGGAGTTTTCAATCCGCTGCTGGTTGTCTTTGATCCTCCTGTCCGAAAGGTCAATCCAAGCCACAGGGGCAGTCGCGTTGCCGTCATTCCTGAATTGGTATTCAGCAACAGCAGGACTTCCAATGACAAACCTCGCGCCAGCGTAGGTCGTTCCGTCATTGAAGAACTGCAACAAGCTTTGAGTGCCGCTTACCGTTGCAGTCAGGAAATTGCTAAAATACGGAGGGCCGCCGGCTTGTTGGCCGTTCAGGACAAAATTGCCGCCGGCTGTGACGGCCCCGCTTGATGTGATGGCCCCCGTTGCCGTCACGACACCACTTGCCGTGATCGCAGCAGCGTTCGTGGCACCTGTCACTGTTAAAGAACCAGCGCTAGCAGCATTCGTGACCGTCAGGGCATTCGCCGTCAGCGTGGTGCCGTTAAAGGTCAAGTTGGCCGAGCCAGCGAAGGAGTCGCTGCTGTTATACTGCACCTGGGTGTTGGTGCCGCCTGGGGATGCAGGGGTGGAGATGCTCAAGCGCATGCCGGTGGCGCTGCCATCGCAGGAGACGATGGTGCGGTAGCCCCTGGGGATGCGAATGGAAGATCCACCGGCAGCAGACACCAGATACACCGAGAAGGTGCTGGTGCCGTTGTTCACCGTCCACTGGCCGCCCTTACCCGAAGGGATGGAATAGTACACGTCAGCAGACGGCGTGCCCGTCACATCGATAAAAGGCGGCCTGTATTGCGTTTCAGTCAGCGTGATGGTGCCGCTGGTGCCAGTGGCGTTGATCGATGTCACACCACCGAAGGCGGTGTCGATGAGCGTGAAGTCACTGTTGAGAGGGGTGTTCCAACTAGCGCTATTGAAGGCAGGAAGCTCAAGGCCTTTGTTCGTGGTGTATGACATCTATCTCTCCGTTAGATTGCTTGATCAGCCAGCGACAAGGCTTTCGCCACCGTCTCATCCGGCATGTCCAGAATAGGCTTCGTTGTGCCGTTGTGAGCCTTCTTGGCCCGATCGGCAGCATTGATCAATGCCTGAGCCTTTGCCCTGTGGTGGCTTGTGATGCGACCACCTGATGCGCGGGTGGCTCTGACCTCATATCCGCGCTCAGGTTCATTCGCTTCTGCGCCAATGCCTGAATAGACAGACATCCTTGCAAGAGCGCGGCTAAGATCAATATCACTTCCGGTGTTTGGGCGAATTGGATTTCGCTGCAAAAGCGAATTGGCCAAATCAGGATTGAGCATGGCTTCGCGGATCAAGCCGTGCATGCTTGTAATACCAGCCTCTCGGGCAAGGGCAATCGGGTGATATAGTGCGCCTAATGTACCGCCAATGATACCACCCAACATTGGGCTACCTACTTGATAACCAAAACCAAGGCCCGTTCCAAAACCTGACAAAGCTCGCGCATGCAAAGTTCTAAAAAATTCAAATTTACTGCGGTTGTTTGTATCTTGCCTGCTTTGAGTAAGCATATCGACAGTTGTGTTAGACTGCCCTGGCATGCGAGTAGAATTAAGAGACATATCAGAGCGGCGGATGTCTGCCGCAATATTGTTGATTGAGTTTAATTCATCTCGGCTGAACACATGAGATAATGCTAATTGATTTTGACGTAAAAATCTTTGCAGCCTAGCGCCATAAATTTGTGCAGAATTAAGGTTGTTGACATTCTCTCCAAATGTTGGAGAGACGTAAGTTTCTGTAATATGGTTAGCTACAGCGCGGCGCAACCCATCACGGGCTTCCGGGTTATTAGACACAGCAGACGCAAGTTCGCCCATAAGTTGGCCAGAATTTCTTTTATTAAGTATATTACCAACTTCTGCTGTTACGTTAACGGCATCAGGATTATCTCTGTTTATAAATTGCGCCAAGCTATTCCGGGAATTTCTTTGTGTAACTTCAGCTTGGCGCGCTGCCATTTCAGCAGCGACATTTGATGCTTCTATGGCACCGCTAAAGCGCCGAGAAATCTCCGGGAAAGCGCGAAGGGCATCCTGGTGCTGGGTTGCCCATCGCTCAAATTTAGCCGGGTCAATAACACCATCTGCGCCACGGGCGGCGCGTAGCATGGACATGGTGGCATAGTCTTGCATTACACCGACAGCAGCCGCGTCGTCTCCTACGGCATTACGAAACGCCATAGCTCTATCATATCCTGCCTGCCCTGGCACAAACATACGCATGGCAACATTTGGATCAGGAATGGTGTACTGGCCACGAAACCCACCAGTGCGAAGAACCGCACCAACTGGACCCTGTTGAAAGGTTTGAACGTAAGCAGCGTGGGCTTTTTTTGCCTCGTCCAAGGCCGCCGAGGCTTCGTCGGTCATATTGGGCGTCAATGTTTGTGCCGGCGGCGGCTCTAAGCCCCAAACCTGTCGAAGCCGCTGCTCCATTGTAAGTTGAGGACCGCCAGCATTAGGAGGGCGCGCGCTTTCATGTGCAGTTTGATTTTCAACTGCATTATCAATAGATGATGCCACGGCCCCTTTTAGCTGAGAAAGCCGACCCCACGCAGCAGAACGGCCATTTGTACGCATTTCATTAGACATTGCATCCGTGATGTTAGTGTCCAGGTCACGAAGGTTTTGAAAAGATGTTACATCTTCCAAGTTTCTTGTTAATTCACGAATAGTATTTTCAGCACCTTCAGGCTGTTGTGCCATAGGGCCAAGGTTGTCATAAATTTCATTGGCTTTCGTGCGTACTGAAGAAGAAACTACGTTTAAATTTCTTTCTGGATCAATAGCGTCATAAAGTTTGTTGCGATTTTCACGGGCGCTTTCCGCTGCATCTTCAAGACTATTGCGGATTGATGCGCCATAATCCTCTGGAGTTAATTCACCACCGACTTTAGATGCGCGATCAGCCGCTTCAGTGCGGGCTCTTTCAACCGCAGCCATCTCTTGTTGGTCAATTTCATCAAATTGATTTCTGATGAATTTAGACACATCGCGCGGATCGCCGGTTGTCTGAATGTTGTTCAATGCCTCAATGCGGGCTGCATTTTGCGCGCGGCGCACGGCTTCAAATGACTGATCGCCCATTACTAGGGCTTGCCCGGCCACAGAACGCTCAAATTGCAGCAGATTGGGATCTTCAGCCACTTGAGCAGTGGTGGGTTCTGAATCTGGGACAAGTTGCTGACGGAGTCTGGCCAGACGCTGCTTTACAGCATTTGGATCGCTTGAGTTTTCATAAATTGTTTGAGCAGCGCCGGCATTGCGGCCAGACTGAGTAAATGGGCGCAAATATTCACGTCCAGCTTGGGTTGTTGCGCGCGCGGCATTATAGCCGCCGGCTGCTGTGCCACCAGTAAGGATCTCAGTAGCCATACGCGCCAAGGGAGCCCACGATGCACCACCCTGTTCAGGGTTTTCATCTTCAGCCCTACGGATGGTGCGCTCAGTAATTTCACCGGCCCCAGTTGCAGGCGCAGACAACGCCACATTGGCGGCTGTGGTGCCTGGAGCCAAATTGCCAAATGCACGCGAGGCGATGTTGTAAGCCTGCGGTGCGAGCCTCTCCAGGCCGGCGCGGCCCAGGCCATACACTTGGCCAGCCATGGTCAAGGCAGATCCAGCACCACTTCCTGCGCCGCGTGCAAAGGCTTCATAATTGTCTTCAGGCTGAATGTTTGATGGGTTGAGGCCAGGATCGACACGGCCAAGCTGGGTTTTAATCCAATCAGAACCAAAAGCTGGGTTTTCGATTAAGGGGGCTTCATACCCAGCCAATCGAGCCGCACGAGACGGCAAATTTAAAATGCCAGTAGCTAAATCAACAGGCATCCCAGCTGTGTTATACACAGCCTCATTAAAGCCGGCAGGAAGCATTCCGGCGATGCGACCAATTCGCTCAACCGTAGACCGCTCGCGCGGCACCTGGGGCTCGTTTAGAGCCGCAACAAACGCCTCACGATTGGTTGGCCGATTTGACCTCTGTTCTTCTTGAGGTTTCAAAGCCTCAATAATTGCGTTTGCGTTAGGGCGAAAAGGTTCTTCAGGCATTATTGTGTCCCTGTCGAATAGGCTTGTGCGCGATTCAAGACAGTATATGGGGTTTCTGCATCCAGCCCATTAAACCGGAAAACTTGCCCTGGTCGAACATTCGCAAACGCTCTTTGCACTGCCGGCGGTGCATTGTCAGGCATCACATAAGTTTGTCCAGGCACCCAATTGCGCTGGGCATCTTGTGGAAGCTGCATTCCACGAATGTTGCCAACCCTACGCTCTGCTGCTGTTGTGAAGGCCTCGCTTGGGTTTGCCCGTGACCACGCATCATAAAATGCAGACGGGCTATTCCAACCTTGTTGTTGCGCGGTTTGCCAATCAGTTTGGAACTGCCTCAAACGATACAAAGAACTAAGCCCATTGGTGAGCATTTGATAATTTGCTTGAGGAGTATTGGTAATTGACGGCATGCCGGAAGACTGAACTCGGCTAAACTCAGCTTGAGTAAAACGAGAGTTAATGGCGGCTAATTGTTGAAGTGCGGCATTTAGCCCTTCTTTCCCAAGCCATTGTTGAGCATCAACCTGACCTCTATTAATTGCATTGGCAATATCAGGCATGCCCAAATCAGCCGCATATGCAGCGACAAATCCCGTCATTTCGGAAGTGCGGCCAG